TCAAAACAGAGGACCACGATTATGTCATTGCTTCTGATACTGATAGCATCTACATCTGTCTTGATTTACTTGTCCGTTCTGTATTTCCTTCACAAGATGTTTCTCCAGAGAGGATTGTAAATTTCCTTGACTCTGCCTGCAAAGAACGAATCGAACCATTCATTGAAAAATCGTATCAGGAACTAGCAGATTACGTTGGTGCCTATGAGCAGAAGATGATCATGAAGCGGGAAAACATCGCTAACAAGGGTATCTGGACTGCTAAGAAAAGGTACATTTTAAATGTATGGGATAGTGAGGGTGTTCGCTATGAGAAACCTAAACTAAAAATCATGGGTTTAGAAGCAGTCAAGTCTTCTACTCCTGCAGCATGTCGCACTGCAATTAAAGATTGTATGAATGTGATTATGAATAAAGAAGAAGGAGACGCTCAGGCATTCATTTCTAAGTTTAGGAATGAATTCTCTTCATTACCAGTTGAGGATATTTCTTTTCCTAGAGGTTGCAATAATCTAAATAAGTGGTCTAGCCCATCTACTGTGTATAGCAAAGGCACTCCTATTCATGTGCGTGGGGCATTATTGTATAACTTTTACAATAAGAAGAACAAACTTACGCACAAGTATCCTTTGATTCAAAATGGAGAAAAGATTAAGTTTGTTTATTTGAAGACGCCCAACAAAATCAATGAGAATGTTATCAGTTATCTGGGAACATTCCCGAAAGAGTTTGGTCTTGACAATCATGTCGACTATGACTTACAATTCACAAAGAGTTTCCTAGATCCTATCAAAGTTATTATGGATACAATTGGTTGGCAAGCAGAAAAAGTACCATCACTAGAGTTTCTATTCGGATGAAAACAAAATTTATCGTATCATATCAAAAAGCATTTGGTGCTGGTGCATCCAGAGAAGAAAAACTCTTTGATGATTTGAAAGATGCACAATGGTTTGAACGTGCCATGAAACGTTCTCAACACATCACAACATTATTGGAGGTCAAAGGTTGAATTTTTTAAAGGATGTAGCAAAGGAAATTGGTAATGAGTATGCAGGACTTGTCAGTGATGGTGTCTCAGCAGGTGACACTGGCGGTTTCATTGATACTGGTAGTTACATTTTCAATGCTTTGGTTAGTGGTTCAATCTATGGAGGTGTTCCATCAAATAAAATCACCGCTATCGCTGGCGAGTCTTCTACTGGCAAGACTTTCTTTTGTCTTGGTATTGTCCAACATTTCCTTGACAGTAATCCCGATGCTGGAGTAATTTACTTTGAGTCTGAGTCTGCTATCTCTAGGCAGATGATTGAGGATCGTGGTATTGCATCTGATCGTATGATGATCGTACCTGTTGCCACTATCGAACAGTTTCGTACACAGTCTTGTCGCATTCTTGACAAGTATATGGAGCAGGATGAGGCAGATCGTAAACCATTGATGTTCGTCTTGGACTCTTTGGGTATGCTTTCCACAGAGAAAGAGATTGCCGATGTAGCAGCAGATAAGCAGGTCAGGGACATGACCAAGAGTCAGTTGATTAAGGGTGCCTTCAGGGTGCTCACACTCAAACTAGGCAAAGCAAACGTGCCTATGCTGGTCACCAATCATACCTATGATGTGATCGGATCCTATGTCCCCATGAAAGAAATGGGTGGCGGTAGTGGACTGAAGTATGCATCTTCTACTATCATCTATTTGACTAAGAAGAAAGAGAAGGATGGTACGGATATTGTTGGTAACATCATCAAATGTAAAGCACATAAGTCGCGTCTGACTAAAGAGAACTCTCAAGTTGAAACTCGTCTTTACTATGATCGCGGTCTTGACAGATACTATGGACTGTTGGAATTGGGTATCAAGTATGAAGTCTTTGAGAAAGTAGGAAATCGTATCAGGGTTGGTGACTCTGCTGTTTATCCTAAGTCTATTCTTAGCGATCCTGAGAAATACTTTACTGATGAAGTAATGCAAGCACTTGATGAAGCAGCAGCAAAGGAGTTCCGTTATGGCAGTTAATCCTTTACAAAAAACTTTGGGAGATTTTATAAAACCGTGTGAGAGACTTACAGATTATATAAAAGTCTATGATGATCTTTGTGGTAAAGAAGCTTGTGCTGAAATTGTAAAAGCATTTGAATCACAAGAAGATACTCATGAATACATCAATAGATCGAAGAGACCTACGTTTACTGAGATGAATATTTCTCAACAGTATGCAGCAAAGGATGTTGCATGGATGGGAATCCAGAAGGAAGTTCAATCTCTTTTTGTTGATGCTGTTAGTACATACATGGATGAGTTGGACTTAGGTTCAGATTTCCCTTCCAGATATGCTTTTGAGGAATTTAGAATTAAAAGATATCGTGAAAATTCTGATGATGAGTTTGCAGATCATGTTGATGTTGGAGATTACAATTCTGCTCGTAGATTTTTGGTCTGCTTTCTATATCTAAATGATGTTGAGGAAGGTGGATCTACAGATTTTCCAAAAATTTCACATTCAATTACCCCAAAGTGTGGTAGAATACTGGTGTTCCCTTCTGTCTGGATGTATCGTCATGCGGGGCGTCCAGTTATTAAAGGAACAAAGTATATCCTCGGAACTTATCTTCATTACTTATGAACTTAGAAGTAACCATTCTCAGCAACCTTATATACAGTGAGGACTATGCACGAAAGGTTCTTCCTTTTTTAAAGTCCGATTACTTTACTGCTCGTGAGCATAAGATTATCTTCTTGGAGATCCATGAATACATAAGTCAATACGATGCTTGCCCCAGTTTGAATGCAATTGGTATAGAATGTCAGGAACGAACTGACCTTACTGAAGACCAGTTCAAAGAAATTATTCAGGTATTAAATGTCCTTTCCGATGATCCCGCAGACCACGATTGGCTCATTGATACTACGGAAAAGTGGTGTCAAGAGCGTGCGATCTACCTATCTCTTATGGAGAGTGTCAAGATTGCTGACGGTCAAGATACCAAGAGGGATAAAGGTGCTATTCCACAAATTCTTTCGGAAGCACTTGGAGTATCCTTCGACCAACATGTAGGACATGATTATGTCTCTGACGCACAAGAAAGGTATGACTACTACCATAGGAAAGAAGATAAAGTACCATTTGACCTATCGCTCTTTAACAAAATTACAAAGGGTGGTCTGCCTAACAAAACATTAAATATTGCACTTGCTGGCACAGGTGTTGGTAAGTCTTTGTTCATGTGTCATTGTGCTGCTGCATCATTACTTCAAGGTCTTAATGTTCTATACATTACAATGGAGATGGCAGAAGAAAAGATTGCTGAACGTATTGATGCTAATCTACTTAATGTTCCTATCCAGCAACTAGGCGACCTTCCAAAAGTAATGTTTGAAAAGAAGATTGCAAATCTTGCCAAGAAAACTCAAGGCAAATTAATCATTAAAGAATACCCTACGGCGTCTGCTCATGTGGGACATTTTAAGTCTCTTGTTTCTGATCTTGCTCTTAAGCGGAGCATTAAACCCGATATTATCTTTGTGGATTACCTTAATATCTGTGCTTCCCAGAGATATAAAGGAAGCATTGTCAACTCCTACACCTACGTCAAAGCAATCGCAGAAGAACTTAGGGGGTTTGCTGTGGAGTGTAACGTTCCTATTATCAGTGCTACGCAAACCACTCGTTCAGGTTTTGGTAGCACTGATGTTGACCTTACTGACACTAGTGAATCCTTCGGCCTCCCTGCTACTGCTGATCTTATGTTTGCCCTTATTAGTACGGAGGAGCTTGAGGGCATGAATCAACTAATGGTCAAACAATTAAAGAATAGATACAATGATACCAATACATACAAAAGATTTTGTATAGGTATTGACAGATCAAAGATGAGGTTGTATGATGTGGAGGAGTCTGCTCAAGAAGACATAGTTGATTCTGGTCAACCTGAACAGCAAATTGATTTAGTTAAAAAGTTTACAGCAAAGAAAACATTTCAAGATTTAAAGTATGATTGATTCAAAAAAGTATGCCGAGTTTGTCAATGAGGTTACCTCACAAGAGAGTAAAAATCCAGCTGTGTTCTCTACCCGTTGTTATCAACTTACAAAAGAAGGTTTTCCTCCCGAGCGATTCCTTACTGCTGCTCTAGGAATGTCTGCTGAGGCAGGTGAGTTTACTGAGATTGTGAAGAAGATTGTTTTCCAAGGTAAACCTGTTGATATGGATAATATTATTCATCTAAAACGTGAACTTGGAGATGTTATGTGGTATGTTATGCAAGCATGTATTGGTCTCGGTGTTACTCTTGATGATGTGATTGAGACTAATGTAGAGAAACTTAAGTCGCGTTATCCTGGTGGAGAGTTCGATGTTCATTATTCTGAGAATCGTCAAGAGGGTGATGTTTGATGGCACTATCTCAACAAACACTAGATAATCTACTAGAAGCAGAATCCCATATTCGTGCAGCAATTAAATCTGCTGCTGTAAATGAAACCCCTCTGGTTGTTAAACAACTATCAGAAATTTTACTGAGTATGGAGCAAACTAAAAGTTTTGATGAGATTCTAGATATGTTAGATAACTTTAAACCATGACCGACAAAGTATCAATTCTAGATAATTTTTTACCCAAGGAAGATTTCTATCAGATACAATACTATTTTCTTTCTGGACAAGATGATGCTATTGATAGGTGGAGATGGAATCCTACAATTACAGGAATTGGTTCTAAAAAAAATGAAGGTGGTCAATTTTGTTTAGGAATTTTTTATTCTAATGAGGGTATCAGATCTGAAGATAAACAACACTGGCGAAAATGCCTTCCAATGTTGGATGCAGTAGCACGAGAAAATCCTCGTGATGGTAAAGATCTTATCTGGTTAAGGGTAAAAGCAAACATGAATCCTGCAACTGCCGAACATACTAGATTAGGTCAGTTTCATAGTGATTTTACTTTTCCATGTACGACATCAATCTTCTACCTCAACACTAATAATGGATGGACGGAGTTTGAAGATGGTACAAAAGCAAAATCTGTTGCTAATAGATTAGTAACATTTCCTTCTCATATGAAACATGTGGGATTTAGTTGCACTGACGAACAAGTCAGAGTAGTGATTAATCTCAATTATATTAAATACGATTAAAGTTATGCTATGAACCTTACACAAGATGATTTTTGGAAGACAATTGCAACCCTTGGTTGGGATGTAATGAACGATAACATTGTAATTGAGATTGGTGGTACACAGGTATCTGGTATTCGCCAAGGAGAAAACTATAACAAGAAGTGGGCATCCCAATTTGGGGATCGTAAGTATAACAAAGATGCATTCATTGTTATCAAGAACCTCTCACGAAACGACGACACAAAATCACAACCTATGGATAGGGAGCACGCACCACATCATGGAACCCCAACTACCGCAACGACAACCCGAGACACCCCAACAGAAGAGGGAGTTTCGTCAGACAGTAGTGCAAATACAACTGAATAACATTTGTCAATGTGTAAGTGGTAAATGGTATAGAACTCATTACTGGGATCCTGAAGGAAATCGATCAGATAGATTTGTAATTGAGTTTCCTCCTGAAGAGTTTAATGATATTTAATGCTTAGTCTTTGGATTCACATACGAGCATTCTTTGCTGTTGTAGTTGTCAGTTGTTCTCAACCTGTCAACTGGGCACAGTGTGTTCGTGTGGACCAATGGTTATTGCCTGAAGTTGTCCAGGGTTATAAACTATGGACGGGACAGGAAAAAATCTATGAAAAAGAAAAGGATTATCTAAATAGTTTGGATGATTCCATAGAGTAAGATGGCAACTAACGCTAAAGAAACTGCCAAGCAGGAAAATGGTTCTAGGTATTTCTTTGAGTCGGTAATTGAGAGGGGTAAAGAACCTACTGATGCTGAAATGAAAAAAGTATATGATGGGTTCGGTCCAGAATGGAGAGCAACATATACAAAACAAACAGAAGCATTAAAAAAATATTTGGGTAGTAGTAAAGGGTATGAATATTCCAGAGACAATGGAATAATGCCTTACATTGAAGAAATTGCTAAGAAAGAATGTGGTGTATCTGTAAAGGATCGTTGGAATCCTATGGATATTGTTCTTGTTAAAAAAAATATGAAGAATGTTGTGCAAGGCACAATTCGAGAACTAACAAATATTGATGGCATGTCAAAGGATGCTAAACTCACTCTTCTTAATGCTTATATGAGAGATGCTCTTAAGGAAAAGGTTTTGATTGGTGTTTCTCTAAAAGCAATTGCAGCAAAAAAGAAAACTGCATCTGCTGAAGTTGCAAATGCAGGTGGGAAAGGTGGACAACCTGCTCAAATTGATGCAGTAAAAGGATCTTTAAAATGCACATTAACTCTAGGGAAGAAAAAGAATTACTTGTTTGATACAGGTGAACTCGGATTTGATATGCAAACTCAGAAGGGTGGACAAATCCATGGTCAATCTAGAAACTTTCAATATTCTAAAGAAAGAAATCTTGTACAGACCGACCTAACACCTAAGGGTAAGGATGCTGGTGCTAAGTTAGGAAAGGTATCAAGTGTTGCTTTGGATAAGTTTCTGGGTAGTTTGAGTCTTGAGCGTCCAACTTCAGCAGCAAAGCATCCTCACATTCCAGATGTAGGTAAGTGGAATGCTGCTGATAAAAAGTATTGGATTAGTTTGTATAATAAGTTAAAGACTACTAGTGTTAATTTTGGTGAGGTTGCTGTATATGAAAACAATCAACAAGTTGCTGAAGGATTTGAATCGGTTTTAGACTACGCCATTAACTATGAAACTGAAAAGGCAGATAGAAGTTCTGGTGGTAGATTTTCTTCTAAACTAATTGCTATGGAATGGGCACATATATGGGTGCAGATTGAAAAGAAAAAGAAGACTAGAGAGTGGTGTACTTCTTTATATTATGGTGCTAAGAAAGAATTTGGAGACTCTAACGGACCTTTCCTCAAGATTTACTGACACCCTAAGAACTGTCACATCCCTTGTTGCAACTGCCTTCTGCCATGCTATAATATGTGTATAGACAGAGGACGAATGCCAAACAAACACCTTGAGCACCTGGAGGATTCCATCTTTGATGGTCGTCGCGTTGCTCTTGCTGCTGTCAAGGAGGCACTGACTGTCAAGAAGGTCAGCGTCAAGTGGGATGGTGCTCCTGCTATCGTGTTCGGCACTAACCCTGCCAATGGTCAGTTCTTTGTGGGCACCAAGTCTGTATTCAACAAAAAGAAAGTTCTAATCAACTACAGTTATGAGGACATTGAGACGAATCATAAAGGGAACGTTGCAGATATCCTTCGTTTATGTCTTAAGTATCTTCCTCGTATCAGTGGTATTGTCCAAGCTGATTGGATCGGTGTCGGTGGCGGGTCTGTTTATTGCCCTAATACTGTGGAGTATCGCTTTACCTATTCGGTTGTTCAACAAATTATTCTAGCACCACACACTTCATACACTGAAGTATCACCTACAGCAGAGGCAAGCATTGGTGTCACTCTACAGTCGACTGATAGTGTCCATTTCATTGATACTAATGATGCAACTGTTGGCAAGTGGTCTGCAGTAAAACTTGCTGCTGAGATTATTGCTCTGATTCCTTTTTGTAAGGTTTCTAATAGTGCAGAACTTAAGAAGCATGTCAATACTTTTATCCGTATTGGACAGATACCTAGTCCTGAATTGCTGTTCAATGTCTTCAATGCTAAATATAAGGGTGAGGTTAATGTGAATACCTTTAAGGTGTGGCATAAAATCTTCCAACTGAAACAGCGTCTACTAGATGCGGTTGTACCTGATGGAAATGTTGAGTGTTTCATTGACGGCAAACTTTCTTCTCATGAAGGATTTGTTATTCCTTCTAGCAACCCATACAAACTCGTAGATAGACTGACTTTTAGTAAAGCAAACTTCAACTTAAATAAAAATTGGTAGAATGAAAAAGTTCAGTGCTTTCCTAAATGAAGCCGAAAGATCATTTGCATCAAAAAGTGCAGAACAATTAAAACTTAAGCATATTGGGTATGGTAGATATGCGGACCCTTCGGGGAACATTACCCATATGTCTAAGGATGGAAAACTTGTAAGAATTAGTAAAAATGATGACNCCACACCACAGCAATCAGCAGGCGGAGAAGAAACTGCAGATGGCGAAGGTGCGGTCGATCAAGGCACAATATCTATTACATTTGGAAGATTTAATCCACCGACAGTTGGCCATGAAAAACTTCTAGACAAAGTAGCTAGAGAGGCAAAAACCAGTGGAGGAGAGTATAGAATATACCCCTCAAGGTCGGAGGATCCTAAGAAGAATCCCCTCGACGCAGGGAGTAAGATTAAATATATGCGGTTATCGTATCCTGATCACACGAATGCAATTGTTGATAGTGCCGACATGCGTACTATATTTGATGTTCTCACCGCTCTCGATTCTGACGGGTATAGTTCAGTTAATATTGTGGTGGGTGGCGATAGAGTTAGCGAGTTCAACAGTCTTGCTACGAAATACAACGGGGACTTGTACTCATTCGAAGAAATCAAAGTAACTTCTGCTGGTGACCGCGATCCAGATGCAGAAGGTGTGGAGGGTATGTCTGCATCTAAGATGAGAAAGGCAGCAGTTGAAGGTGATTATGATACGTTTGATCAAGGTCTTACCAAGTCATTGTCCCAAAAAGATAGAGAGGCATTATACTTAACCTTAAGGCAAGCAATGCAAGTGGAAGAATCATTTGAGGATTTTGCAGAAGCATCTTATGATGTATTTGAAATTGCACCAAAGTTAGATCCTCAAGGTTTACGCGAAGCATACTTTGCTGGCAGTATCTTTAATGAGGGAACTTTTGTTGAAAATGTTAACACAGGGATCATTAGTAAAGTCGTTAGTCGGGGTAGCAATTATCTCATCAGCATTGATGAGTCTGATCATCTTTTTCGCACTTGGTTGAAGGACTTAGTAGAAAAAAATGATATTAAATATTTTAATTTTACACCTGCTGGCGAACTAGGCACAGATAAACTTGCTAAGTATATGAGAAAACTCACTCCAGGTGAATTCATTCGTAAGATAAATAAAAAGGACAAGGACGCTTAGTAACATGACTCTCAGAGATCTTCCCGATATGTCTGCAGCCTATAAAGAGGTGCAGGAAAAGAAAAATAACGATGGCAATCTTGCTAACAACGCTGTCCCCTACGATAAAGTAACCAAGGCAGATATTATTACTGGTGCTAAGGGGAAGGACGAGCAAGGTGGAAAGAAGAAACCTAAAGCGCATGACTGTGCTAAACAGGTCAAGTATGAAGGTAAGGAGTACCAAGTTATTCCTGAAGCACATACCTTGCTTGAAGATGGTACAGTAACTCACTATGATATTGAAGATGCTGAGTATATCTACGAGAATGTCCCTGTCGGAGATCTTGAGATTCTAATTTCTGAGAAGCACGAGCACTTTGATAACTATGAAAAGAATGCAGAAATGCTTGGTGAAGGTGTTGATGCCAAGGGTGCTGCTCGCATGGACGCTGCTAAGGGTAAGAAGAAAGAGACTCAAGACGAAATTGATAAGCGTCTTATGATGGGTAAGTATGCTCCTGGTGCTAAGAAAGAAGCATTTGCATTCTCAGAAGCAGACCTTGCATTGTTTGAAGAGCATGGTGCCGAGATCGATGCAATGACCGATGAGCAACTCATTGATGTCATGGAAGATTTCATCATTGAAACTGCTCAAGACATTGATGATCTGGTTGAGATTTGTGAGCACCTTGAGGGTGTTGGGATGCTCTCAGAGGAAGAGCGTGACGCTGGTGCAATGGCACGAGCAAAACTCAACAAACCTGCTGGTCCTTCCCGCATGGATCGTATCAAGTCTGCTGCTAAAGAAGCAGGTTCCAGACTAAAAGCAGGTGCTCAAAAAGCAGGTGCTGCTGCTAAGAAAGGTATTAAGGCAGCAGGAAAGTCGGTAGCATCAAATGCTGGTAAGGCAGTTGGTGAATTCCAAGCAGCAAGAATCAAGCAGAAACGAGCAGCAATGTCTCGTCCTACTGAGAAAAAGAAAGAAGCACCTAAGTCTTCATCTAGTGATGATGGTACTGGTGGTAAGTTGGATGATCTGTTGGCAAAATCCAAGGGAACTAGCAGCAGTTCTGATAGTGGTTCATCCTCTGGTGGTGGCGGGGAAAGCAGCAGTTCTTCTAGCAGTGCTCCTGCTAAAAAGAAAGGTCCTGGTCTTCTGAGAAAACTTGGAAGTGCAGTTAAGAAGGGTCTAAAGAAAGCAGTCGGTAAGACCTCACGTTTGGTATCTAAGGGTAGTGATAAACTTGCTTCACGTCTTGGTGAAGACTATGATCAGATTGCACATCTTTATGAGTCTGGACTCTTCTCTATTGAAGAGATTGAGAATGTAATTGAAGAGGGTTATAAGGAGATCGACCAACCAAAGAAAAATAAAATGTTCCGTCGTGCAGGAAACCTGTCACGCGATGCATTGCAAGGTGGGGACAAAGGAACTGAGGCACATAAGAAGTCTGGTAAAATTGTCAAGCAATTGAATAAATTAAACCAGGAGAATAAGTGATGCTAAGTTTTAAAGATCTATCTGAAAAGAAAACTAAGGTTAAGATTAACCCTAAACAATCGGAAGTCACTGAAGAGTGTTGTCCAAAGACAGGTGATAAAGAATGCAAATGTAATGATAAAACACCTGCACAAAAATCAGTTGCAGGTAAAGGTAAAACATGTCCTGAGTGTAATGGCAAAGGATGTAAGCATTGTGGTGGCAAAGGTTACATGGATGGTGACTCTGAAGGTGCCGACATGAGCGAAGCGAAAAAGAAAGACGATTCTTATCTGGAGGTGAACCCCAAGAAGCGTCAAGCAAATAATGAGAAAGCTCGTAAGGAACTTGCTAAAGGTCCTCAAATGAAAAACCCTCACTTTGAATCTACAGAAGAAGTCGCAGAAACTGAAACCAAACTCTTGACATTTGCACAGTTTGAAGGTTATAAGTCGCTTCCTAAAGAGAAGATGGCACGACAGGCCAATAACGCATATGGTAAAGAGCAAAGAGCAGTAAGAGCTGGTGACGAGAAAGAAACCAATAAGCAGATGCAACGCAGGATTGCTATCAAGGATCCTTCAGGACGCAAGGCAGCATTAAAGAAAGAGGAAGTTGTTAATGAAGAAGGTGCAGATTCACTAAAGGATCGTCGGATGGAGCGTGGTGGTGTTGACGGTAATAACCGTTACAACAAAGCACCTGGCAAACCAAATACATTTGGTAAGAAACCTGGTCAAAAATATGATGGTATGTCTGCCGTTGAAAAAGTGAAGGCAAAAATTCAGAAGCAATATGGCAAAGGTGCCATCATGGATACTAAAAAGAAAAAGTAAGCATATATAGATTAGAACCCCTTGAGGATTAAATCATGCTTGCATTTCTACTCCCATTAGCGTCGAAAATTATTAAAGATGCTATCAATAACATTCCAGAGAATGAAGAACTCGGTGAGAAGATGGTTGAGATCTGTCTTGTTATTCTTTCTAAAGCAGTTAAGTTGACTAAGACTGATATGGATGACCAACTTCTCGAAGTTGTCAAGAAGGCAATGGTTTCACGCGAGGGAGAATAATCAAAGGGGCATAAGCCCCTTTTTTTATAAATAAATATAAGATAAACGACCTATTAGGAAAGTAAACAATGGCTGTATTTGGAAAACTTGACGCTAAGGCAATGGGCACGAACGTTGGGGTGACCAACGGCGATGCTACCGTCACTACTGCTGGAGACTTTACAGACTCTACCGACAATCTAGTTGTTGTTGGTGATATCTTGGAAATTTCTGGTGTTGCATATCTGGTAAAAACAGTCACTAGTGCAACTGCAATTGAATTACATACAGTATTTGCTGGTAGCACCGCTACAATTACTGCTGCAAATGCAGTTCGTCGTACAGCACCTAAGGCAGTCGCTGAGTTTGTCATTAAAGGTGGCGACTCTAACACTTATCAACTTCTATTTGTTGACTCGACAGAAGCAGCAGCTGCTTCTGAAAATGCTTCCCGTGGTATCACTGGTCCTGGTTGGTGGCAGTATCGTACATACACCGATAGTTCTGG